AAAAGCCCGTTGTTATGGGCTTTTTCTTTGTTTTAAAATACTGTTTCAGCAATTTGCTTACCTTTTTGCTTACTTTTATATAGATTTTAGAGCCATTTCATAGAATGAGACGGCTTTTTTTGCGTTCTCTTTTGATAAGTGACTGTATGTGTCCATAGTCATTGAAAGAGTAGAATGTCCTAGGCGGTGTTGCAACTCCTTATAAGGAATACCCGAATTAAGGAGCAAGCTAGCATGAGTATGTCGGAAACCGTGGAAACCTATATTATTTACCCCAGCACGTTTAAAGTGTGTTCTTAATCGAGTTTGTAAGGTACGGTTATTAGGGTATTCGTGTACAAAGTCCGAGAATACCACTGTTTCAGTCCTGCCTAGTTTCCAAGCCTCTTGGGTTTGTTTACGTTGGTATCTTTTCAGCATGGTTATGGTTTGCTGATCTATGTCGATATCTCGGTAACTAGCTTTTGACTTAGGACTGTTTACCTCTTGTTTATAGTTTAAAGTCTTGGTTATATGGACAACAGAATTATCAAGGTCAATATCAGACCATGAGAGAGCCAAAGCCTCGTTAATACGGCAACCAGTGGCAAGTAAGAACTTATATAGCACGGTTTCATAGTAATAACGGTATCTATTACTGTCTAGGCTATCTAAGTAATCAATGAATTGCCTTAGTTCCTCGTTGTTAAAGTGCTTAACCTTTTGTCGCTTTGCTTTTTGGATATTTCTAGGGAGAATAACCTCACGCGCAGGGTTAAACGGTATAGCTTGCATGACTACGCCATACTGTAAAATACGCTTGTTAAGCGCGTGTATCTTGTCATAATAGAGATAAGCCCCCGTTTCTCCTTTGTTGGTCTTATTAGCAACCTTATTGATAATCGACTGTATTAGTGGAGTTGTTAGCTTATCTAGTTTAAAACTGCCAAACAAAGGCAAGATATGGTTATTTAAAATCTTATGAACATTATCTTGGGTGTTAGGTTTTACGGTATCTTTATAGCTATCCCACCATAAAAGAGCTAGTTCTTTATATGTTGTGATAGTGCTAGCCTTAAAGCGTGTTGATCCATTAGCCTTAAAATCAAATTGCGCTTGTTGGGCTTTGGTCTTGAGTTCTTTCTTTGTCCTAGCAGTGACTTTAGTTGTAACTTTCTTACCAGTGATTACATCAACACCAAGATATATATTAGCACGATAGACGGTTGACCCGTCTTTTTTCTTTATCTCGTTAATTTCCATGATAAACCTTTCTAAACATCAGCAGGCAAGCCATATTATATCGGGTTTAGATTGGTTTATGTATATGGTTAAATGATTAGTCTTTTTGTCTATATAGGCTTACGACTTTGATGATGGTAACCTTACTAATCTAGGTAGTCGCGTTCTCCATACGCTGATTGTAAGACTTTCAAGAGTTTTTCGGTTTTTTCTTTAGATTTTGTTTCATCATAGATATAACCGTGGATTTGCTCCTCTAAATCGTTTCTAGCAAACTCATTGCCAAAAACTAATGAGTAATCATCAATTATTTGTTTTGATTCGTCATTATCAGAAAAAATCAAATCGGTAAACTGTCTGCCTCTTGGGGTGGCATTATTGAGATTGGCAGCCTGCACCATAGAAAATAGAGACAAAATTTCATCATCGCTGATAAAGATAATGTTATCACGGAAAAATGTAACGAAATCTTTAAACATTCTTTCTTGTTTTTCTTTGTCGTCTCTCTCTCTAGAGTGTACTACGGTCAACCTCTCTTCAGGTTCCATTACAATTTCGTCATCATATCTTTTGGGATCATTTCTGTACCCCAACAGATATCCAACGCTTACCCCGAAGTAGTCAGCTAGTTGCTGGGCTTTGTCTGCCTTAATTGTATGTTTTTCATTTTCCCAGTTAGAAATGGTTAATTTTGTTGTTTCCATTTCTTGGGCTAACTCTTGTTGAGTTAAGCCTTTATCTTTTCGTAACTTTTTTAAATTATTCATTTACTTTACCTTACCTTACTTTCAGAATAAATTATATAGAATTGTAGATAAAAAGTAAACAAAAAGTTTAAAAAAACTATATTTTCTATGTTTTTTCGGTTGACAATGAATAGAAAACTATATATAATACAAATCGAGATATGGAAAACTATATCTTCAGAAAGGAGTAAACAACATGACGAAGTTAAAAGGTTATCGAGTAATGCTAGGTAAGACTCAACGTGATATGGCAAAAGAACTAAATATTTCTGTTCAGTCATATAACAATAAAGAGACTGGTAAAACTGCATTTAGCGACAAGCAAAGATTAGCTATAAAATCTATGGTTGCTAAAATTAAACCCGATATCACTATTGATGAATTATTTTATTAGGAATAAGACAACAAAAAAAAGGCTTAGCAGTCGCCAAACTCACAAGCCTTTAAACATTCACAACTAAAACGCAACACACTGGCAGGCAAGCCATATTATGTCGGGTTTTAGAACACTTATAAAGATACCTCAATTATACCATGAATTGCTGGTATCGCATACCCCTACTTAGAGCGCTACCTCTTAAAAATGGATAAAGCATCACAGAAAATAAAAACACTAGATAACCAGTAAAAAAAACGAATTGAGGTAAAGAAAATGAGCAAGAAAAAAGCAAACAAAAATACAATAACAGTAAAACAAAGCAATAACCTAGGTACTGACCTAACTAATATCATGTCTGGTTTACAAGCACTACGCCACCATGCTAACACTCTTATGATCGCAAAGCACGCAGGGGCAGATAATGGGCTACTACGCCATGAAACAGATAAGTTTCTTGAAACAGTCTTTGACATGGTAGAAATTTATTCTAACGAGCTAGATAGAGTTGCGTTTTACCTACTCGAATGCGACAACCCAGAGGAATTAAGAGCATACGAGGCAGAGGAAAAAGGAGAGTAAATCATGGCTACTGAATTGAATTTATCAGCTAGCCAGTTTATTGTCCTAGCTATCATTTTAATGCTTGCCCTAACTGTTTTATGGCTTAAAAAGAGCTATTTTCAGCTCGATATAGAGGCTAAAACTGACACCGTGACAGATAACACCACGCGCAACGTAGGCACACGCTACGGGGCGTATATTCAATCACAAGGCAAGTATAACAACTAGAAAGGCGCGTGTTATGACTGAAATTATTAACCTTTTTGGACGGAATAAAGAGCTAGAAACACTAAGCACAACTCTAGGTACAATTACGGATATGGAAGATACGGATACGGACGTTGTTCCGGAAATTGTCGAGATCATTAAGCAACTACTGGATATCATTAAAACACAACAACAATCTATAGAGAACTTAGCTTGTATAGCAGAGAAAACAATACAACTAGAAAGAGGTGTAAATGAAAAGAAATAGACTACAAGAGGCAGAAATGGCAGTTTTAGAAATCCTAAAGAAAGGACGTGCTAACGCTACGACTGGCGGAGAGATAGCCACTATCACGGGTTATAACTCCCGTCTAATATCTAGCGCAATCAGTAACCTAGTTATTCGCTATGGTGTTCCTATTATTGGTGCTAGGGTTGGTATTCGTAATGGTTACTATATCGCAGAAACCAGAGAGGAACTATTAGAGGGGCTTGTATCCCTTAAAAACCAAGTCAAGAACGAGCAGAAAAGGCTCGACGTTCTAATGTCTATCGAGGACGTGAATAACTACGAGAAAATACTGGAAAGGAGCTAATATGCAAGTTCTAAGCGAAGAATACCAAAAAGAGCTTGCCCAAGGGGTTATATCGGTACTAGATAAAGCCCTAGAGGGCTATTCTAAGCTCGATAAACACCAGTTAGGGCTAATCACTGCCCAGCAAGCTATGGATGAACTAGGTCTTAAATACAACACTCTAAGACGTTGGGAGGAAGCAGGACTTAAACGCTACCAACCACCCGTAGAGGATAGCCGCAAAGTGTATTATCGTATCAGTGATATTCTAGCTTTTCTAGGCGTGTATAACTAAAAAGGAGATGATTTAATGCCTATTTATGAAAGTGTAGGCTTTGGGAATGACTTGCATTTATTCGATAAACAAGCACCCTTTGACTTTATCGCAACTTTTAGACCTAGGAAAGTGCCACAAGGTGCAAATATAGACGATTTTAAGCGCAATTCAGCCCCCTACTGTATTGCTGGGTTGGTGGAACGAGACGAGAACGGCAACTACAAACGCAATAACGCTAGTTTGGTTTGCCGTAACTTGATTTTCTTGGACTATGACGAGTTAGAGGCTAACATAGACTTTCCTAGCGTTGTCGATAACGCCTTACATGGCTATTCATATATTATTTACCCAACTATTAAGCACACAAAAGCAAAGCCACGTTATAGGCTTGTTGTTAAGCCTAGCGGGGCAATGAACGAGCAGACCTATAGGCAGACTGTCCAAGAGATAGCAGGCAAAATCGGGCTACCTTTCGACAGTACAAGCCTAACATGGTCGCAGTTACAAGGCTTACCAGTAACCACTGGAGACCCTGCTGATTATGACAAGATTGTAAATAGAGGGCGTGATTATCCCGTAGCAAATACAGTTACGGCTAGTCAGAAACCACACTATCGCATACCACGCCAAAGCGGTAATAAAACAATCACCATGCGCGTGATTGATACACTATTACATGGCTTTGGTGACGATGGCGGGCGTAATGTTGCGGTAACTAGGTTTGTAGGTCTATTACTTTCAAAGTGGGTTGATGCTGACGTAGCCACTGCCTATGAGCTAACAACCATAGCTAATAGCGTTACAGATAACCCTTTACCAGAGCAAGAACTGGAACGGACTTTTGAAAGTATTGTTAAGTCAGAAATTAGAAAGAGAGGTGTCAATGGAAATTAATATTGAGGAATTGCAAGAACAACTTAACGAAAGCAAGGCTATTGAGCCACCTAAGTCTATGAAAGAGTTACTAGACCGTATTTATCAAGCTGGCGAGCTATGGCGCTCAGAAAATGAATACTTAGTTAACGAGGGAAAAAAGAATGAGAAAACAGTCATCCCACTTCCTAGTATCTTTACCGTAGCTAACGAATTGAGTAAACTTGTGACCTTTACTTTTATAACAAAAGGGAACACTTCAGATAATAGTTTACTCTATATCTATGATCTTGATAACGGCATTTATACATCAAGTAGGGACATATTCAACGGTTTCTGTAAAGCTTTTGACTCACGAATTAAGCCAAAGGACTGGGGACAAATCCAGACAATGGTGCGAACCATGACTGATATTAAAAAGCCTTTAGAAAACGCCTATCTTATCCCAGTCCAGAATGGCATCGTAGACTTAAAAAGCAAGCAGTTACTTCCGTTTAGTCCCAGCTATATCATTACAAGTAAGATAAAAACTGCCTACGTCCCCCCTATTTCTACCCCTAAGGATAGAGAGGGCAAGACGTTTGATGATTGGTTAAGTTCTATCGCTTGTGGTGATAGTGAGTTGATAACCCTCTTTTGGCAAATTATCCTAGAGGCTATCAACCCAAACTATACTCGTAACAAGTTCGCTATTTTATATGGTGACGGTAACAATGGTAAAGGAACATTTCAGCGCTTGCTTATCAATCTAATCGGCGAGAGTAATGTATCAGCTTTGAAACCTGCACAATTTAGTGACAAACACAACTTAGAAACGCTTGTGGGTAAAGTGTGTAACATTGGAGATGAAGCACCTAATGAATACTTGAAAAATCCGTCTGACCTAATGAGTATTACCAGCGGTGACACCGTACTGGTTAACCCAAAAGGAAAGACAGCTTTTGAGGCAACCTTTAAGCTGTTTAACATCTTTTCGGGGAACTATATCCCTAATGGTGGTAACAAAACTAACGGTTGGTATCGTCGCATTATGATTGTCCCTTTTAATGCAGACTTTAACGGTCAAACCGAGAAGCCTTGGATTAAGAACGAGTTCCTAGCAGATAAAGACGTTTTAGAATACGTTTTATATAAAGCCGTCAACCAAGAGCCATTCACTCATTTTATTGAGCCCAAGGCGGTCAAAGACTTATTAGAGCAGTATCAAGAAGATAATGATTATTT